AAAATGGTGCGGCAGCGGCTAAAACTATGACGGTTGATTACATCTCAGTCTTAGTGGAGAGATAATTATGTCTGGATCAGACGTAGAAGCGACCTTTATTGAGGCCGCTACAGCAGATAGAAACGGAGTCTGTGCTGCACAGACTCCGGGTAGCGCGACAAACTTGACTATTAACGGAGCGTTAGCGGACGGGGGTAGTGTAACGTTTGACCAGCCACGGCAAGTAACTGTTTATGCCGCTGGTAATGAGTCAGCGAAGTCCTTTACTGTCACAGGCACCGATGAAACGGGTACAGCCGCTTCTGAAGTAATAACAGGACCTAACGCAACAACCGTCACAGGTTCTACCTATTTTGCTACGGTATCCCAAGTGGCTTCTAGTGCGGCGACAAGTGGTGATGTTGAGGTAGGGTCTGGCGCAAATATTGCGGCTCCTGTATTTAGGGGTAGCTGTCGTTTGCGGGGTTTGTATGTGGTTAATACAGGGACCGCAGGAACTATATCCTTTAGACAAACATCTAGTTCTGGCACAGTCCGTATGCAATACAATACAGTAGCTTCTGCAAACACTACCGAATACCCAGATATTCCTGATTCTGGACTTCGGTGTAATGCGGGCGCGTATGTAATGTATGACCAGACAACCATGTCGTCTATGACCGTATTTTATTCGTAATTAGAGAATAAAGGTGAGTTTTAATGGCTCGTAAAAAAGAAAAAGCCATTAAAAGAACGACTAAAGGCAAAGGCGCTAATTACCGCCCTACTAAAGCTGGGGCGGGAATGACCAAAAAAGGCGTAGCTGCACACCGAAGAGCTAATCCGGGCAGTAAACTGCAAACAGCGGTTACCGGAAAAGTTAAAAAAGGTAGTAAAGCCGCAAAACGACGAAAGTCGTATTGCGCTCGTTCTGCGGGTCAAATGAAAAAGTTTCCTAAAGCCGCTAAAAATCCTAACAGTCGTTTGCGCCAAGCTCGAAAAAGGTGGAAGTGCTGATGGTAACGAAGCAAGAACAAGAAGCCTTACAAAGTTTAGATAAGCGTGTGTCCGTTATCGAAGCGGTGTTATATCGCCTTGAAAACAACCATTTATCCCACATGCAAAAAGATATAGATGGGTTAGATTTAAAACTTTGGGCGGTTTTAAGTGGTATGTTAATGCAATTAGCCGCCGTGGTATATTATTTTACTACGCAGGGGAGTGTATGAACAGATCATCAATGTCTAAACAGTTAACCGGAAAGCGTAGACTTGCACAAGGAAAACGTAAAAAGAACAAGGGCTGTGGTGCAATTATGGCAAACCGCAGAAAAGCAACACGCTATTTTGTATGACTATTCAGGCTTGTTTTACCGGAGTTGAAAAACAAGTTTGCGAAGAATTACGTGCATGGTCAGCGCACGCATTAGAAAAACCAAATAAATTTTTTAACGATTTACCGGCGTGTCCTTTTGCTAAATCCGCGTGGGCGCAGGATAAGGTTGGCTTAACTTTTAACTATGGTTCTTGTAAACAATCGTTGTATACTTTAATTTCGCAATACCCGAATGAGTTTGATGTATGTTTATTGGTGGATTTTGATTATTGTAAAGAGCCAGAAGATTTTCATTATGAATTAGCCGTATTAAACAAAGCTATAGCTAATGGCACGTTTATCGATAAAGATATATGGCTTATGGGTTTTCATCCAGACGATACACCAGAAGAACAAGGGTATGGCGAAACGGTCTTTGACCAAGAATTTGATGGATTAACCGACGCAACGTATGCGGTAACATATGTACAACGGTTATCTAAACTAGAAGAATCAGCAGAAACTTTACGGACAAAGGGGTATTATTTGTCTTATGCGGATAATGAAGATGTAATGGAACTTTATTCTCAAAGAACAAACTTATACAGGAGTCTATAAAACATGGGTAAAAAAGTTAAAAAAGTTAAAAAAATGCGTGGTGGCGGCATGGCGGTTAAAAAAATGCGTGGTGGCGGCATGGCAGCTAAACCAAAAATGGCTATAAAAAGAAGACGTGGCGGAAAGGTTAAAAAATAATGGCTAAACCCGGATTATATGCAAATATACACGCAAAGCGTAAACGAATAGCCGCAGGGTCGGGCGAAAAAATGCGGGAAAAAGGTGCGAAAGGTGCGCCCTCCGCAGATGCCTTTAAACAAGCCGCTAAAACGGCGGTTAAGAAAAAGAAAGGCGGTCCCGTTCGTTTGCACGTAGAAGAAGCAACCACAGTTATAGATTCGCCAAAAGTGCGGGGATATAAGTAGTGGCTGTCTCTGATTCAAAAGATTTTGAGCTAGATGTTACCGAATACATCGAAGAAGCGTATGAGCGTTGTGGCTTAGAAGTCCGTACCGGGTATGATTTAAAGACAGCAAAGCGGTCTTTAAACCTCATGTTGGCGGATTGGGCGAACAGGGGTTTAAATCAATGGACCATTGAGCAAACCACTATTACTACGGCGCAAGGAATCGGAGAATACCCGGCGGGCGTTTTAACTATTACCGTAGGAGCTAGTGGGTCGTTTTCTGTTGGTGAAACCATAACAGGCGGCACTAGTGCTGCCACGGCAAAAATCACCAGTTTACCCGCGTCTACAAGCATGGCGATTACAATACCTTCGGGCACTTTTACTAGTGGTGAAACACTTACCGGTGGCACCAGTTCGGCAACAACTACTTTATCCGCAGCGGTAGATTTAACTCCCGTGCAATCTACAATTGATATTTTATCCGCAGTTGTACGGCGTGATAGTACGGATTACGGCATACAAAGAGTTAGTCGTGACGCTTATTTGAATATTCCCAGTAAAACGCAAGAATCTCGTGTTTCTCAATTTTTTGTAGATAGACAAATTACACCTGTTCTTAAAGTTTGGCCTGTACCGGAAAACAACACGGATACTATAATTTTTGATCGTTTAGTGCGTATGGACGATTCTGATACGTTTATTAACACAATGGAGTTGCCTTTTCGGTTTTATCCGTGTTTAGCTGCGGGGTTAGCCTATTATTTATCTATTAAAAAAGCCCCGGATCGCGTACAGCTTTTAAAAGCAGTTTACGAAGAAGAATTTGAACGTGCTGCGTCAGAAGACAGGGATCGAGCATCAGCACAAATACAGCCTAGTTTGGCGTATATGAGGCTTAATTAATGTCTAAATACGCAGTAGGAAAACACGCATACGGGATTTCTGATAGATCAGGATTTCGGTATCGGTTGCATAGAATGAAAAAAGAATGGACGGGAATGTTGGTAGGGTTTGATGAATGGGAACCCAAACAACCCCAGCTAGAGCCGTTAGGAAATGTGATTGATGCACAAGCGTTAAAAAACCCACGACCGGATCGCACCGAAACACTAGATGTTTATGTAGGCATTCCGGTTATTGAAGGACCTGACTTTAAAGAAATTCAAGGCTTTGCTCAAGTAGGCGAAGTAACGGTAACAACATGAGTTTTACATACACTCAATTAAAATCCGCAATACAGGATTATGCAGAAAACGACGAAACAACGTTTGTAACAAATTTACCTGTATTTATACGTGCCGCTGAAGAACGCATTTTAAAAATGGTACAACTTAGTTTGTTCCGTAAAAATGTAACAGGTACTATGACGACCTCTAATCAATATTTAGCGGCTCCAAGTGATTTTTTAGCGCCATACTCTTTGTCTTTTACTGATAGTGACAGCAATAAGGTGTTTTTAGAGTATAAAGACGTTAATTTTATACAAGCATTTAATCCAAACCCGGCTACTACCGGAAATCCTCGATTTTATGCTCTTTTTGATATTTCAAATTTTATATTAGGGCCAACGCCTAGTGCTAATTCTACAGCAGAACTTCATTATTTTTATCGTCCTACTAGTTTAACGGCTGGTGCAGACAGCGGTACTACTTGGTTAAGTGAAAATGCAACGGTATCTTTGTTATACGGTTCTTTGGTTGAAGCGTACACCTACATGAAAGGCGAACAAGATTTAATTACTAATTATCAACAGCGTTTTATGGAAGGCATTGCAACATTAAAACAGTTTGGTGAAGCAAAAGAAGTGACGGATGAGTATATGAAAGGACAAGTAATGAGGCCCAAACAATGATAACCGACGCTTTGGGCATGGATTTTAATGAAGAGCTTGGCATTGACGTTAAAACAACAAAAAACAGGGGGTTTACTCCAGAAGAAGTTGCGGAACGTTGTGCAGATAGAATTATAAGCATTTCTGATCAGGCGAATCCGATAATCAGGGAGCAAGCGCATACGTTTAAACGACATTTGGTTAAAACTTTAGCTTTTTATATGCGAGAAGCTATTAAAAGTGATCGAACGACGGTGTACAATGCTTTAAAAGATGCGGGCCAACCGAAATTAGCTGATTTAATTAGGAGATTATAGCATGGCTTTTTCTGGAAACTTTATGTGTACAAGCTTTAAAAAAGAGCTTATGGAAGCCGTACACAATTTTAAAAATTCGGGTGGAAATACGTTTAATATTGCGCTCTACACGAACAGTGCCAGTTTTACCGCTGCCACTACCGCGTATACTACAAGTAATGAGGTTTCTGGCACAGGCTACACCGCTAAAGGAAATAGCTTGACCAGAGTAGACCCGACAACAAGTAGTACGACCGCTTATACAGATTTTGCGGATTCTACGTGGAGTTCATCAACTATTACTGCCCGAGGTGCCTTAATTTTTAATGACAGCGCCAGCGGCGATCCAACGGTGTGCGTATTAGATTTTGGAGGAGATAAGTCATCATCTAGTGGTGATTTTACAGTAGTGTTTCCAGCAGCAGGAGCAAGCACGGCAATTATTAGGATTGCCTGATGACTGATGTAGTCATCCCGTTTACTGGGTGGGGCCGTGATGGCTGGAACACCCAAGCGTGGAACGAAGGTAACGTTGCGGTAGGCAGTGCCACGGGTGCCGTAGGTTCTGTCACAGTAAATTACGGGGTTTCGATTACAGTAACGGGTGTTGCCGGAACAGGTTCTCCCGGTTCGGTAACCGTTAATTTTGGATCAAACGTTCCTGCAACAGGTATTAGCGGAACAGGTAGTGTAGGTTCTGTTACTATTGTAGAAGGTGAAGGAATCGATGTATCGGTTACAGGAGTATATGGAACAGGTGCAACATCACAAGTTTTGGTTTGGGGGCAAATTACGCCGTCACAAACCCC